GCATCCCACCCTTCTTCACACTGCTCTTCGCCTTCAAACGCGCAACAGGCATACGTTCAACTAAGCGACCTTTGAGTTGAATGGGCTTCGCGAGTTTCTCAACGTGTCCTAAATAGGGCCCGTAGGTCTTCTTCTTGGACCCTTGTGTAATTTCACGAAGGCAAAATTCAACATTTTTTACATTTTTCCCACAGAGTTTTGACACAGCTTTTCTGGCCGCGGAAGATGGGCTCGAAGAACAATAAAGCCCGTGTTCTTTGGACCCGATAACAACAGTGAAGTGGCGTTTAGAAGTAGAAGAAGACTTCGTCTTGGAAGATTTCGTCTTGGAAGACTTCTTTACAGGCTTACCGGCAGTCTGTGGCATATTATAATATTATCAGATATTTTATTTTCTATAAAACAGAACATTTATTACAGAAGCTTTTATCATCCCCATCCCCTTCCAGTTTTATATAATCAGTCGTATTATTAAAACTGACCGCCCTTTTATGAACGAGAAGTTTCGACATTTCAGGTAAAACACTCCCAATATTTTTCATGTATTTGCTATCTATTCGAATAAATTTATCAACAAAATATTTATCACATTTTAGGCGGACTTCATCTTCTCCAATATATTCTATACTTGAATCGCACATTGATTGAATCAGAATGAGTTTACATTTTTGGTTTATTTTCCGGATTTCATCTATCCAGTAGTCGATATTATCGAATGATTTTTTATCGGAAAAGAACAGGAGGATACCGGATGCGTCTTTGAAGTATGAACGCACAATTCCGAGGAACATTATATTTCCGGAAGTATCCCACACTTGAAATTTGATATCATCCACCATATATGTTAGCAAATCAATGGCAACCGTTTTTTCTTTCGACTCATAGTAGAAGTTTTTTATAAGACTCTCGATGAATGTTGTTTTACCGGTTCCGGAGTCTCCAACGAGACAAACTTTAAACAAATAATTCATATGTTTTATTTTACAAAATAAATCCCGCCAAATTTTGTAAAAATCGTAAAGATATATTATATATAAAAATATCTAAATGATTAATTTTGCTATTATACAGTTATCGCCGAAGCATACAGAAATTTTAGGAACTTTTATAGAGATAATAAAATATAATCATTGGAATGTTGTAATATATTATGATATAAACGCAGATAATTATACATTTTTATATTATTACCAGCAACTTTTTGGAACATTAGATATACGTCATCCATCATTATTAATGAATGAGTATAAGAATTATAATTATTATATATTTAGTTCGAGTGGGGATGATAAGAGGATAGACCCTGCATTTAAAAGCCCAGAATATTCAAATAAGGCAATATTCATCATGCATCAGGCCCATCATTTACAGCCATATATGAAGAAGATGATAAAAGTATCCAAAGTTATTAATTTACCGCTTTCAATAAATACACAGGCAATTTTACCAATTTATAAATCGTATTATCGTTATCATAATAAAAAGTCAAAAAACAAGATTACATTCGCTGTCATTGGAGCAATCAGATTCGATAAATCAATATCAAAAGACAAAGATATACAATTAATTATTGATATATTGGAGAAATATCCGGACCAAAATTATAAGATATATTTTTTTATGCGAAATCAGGATTGGAAAATTATTACGAAGAAGTATCGTATATTATTATCGAATGAGCATGTCCGTAATTACCCCGGATTGAAAACCATTGATTTAATAAATAAGTTGCGCGAAATCAAGTATATATTACCGTTAGCAAAGAAATCCGGTCTTTTTTATTGGCAACGACTTACTGGTTCAATACCTCTCGCAATTAATTTGAATATTCCACTGGTTATAGATTCGGAATTGTCTAAAATTTATTCAATACATGACTGTTCATTTATTTATAATACATCAATCACTGAAATATTTGAGCAGTTAATGAATATTAATAAAGAAGAATATATTAATAAAATGTTATCTATAATGAAATATAAAAAGCGAGTATATAAGATGAATAAGCATAATTTATTACAATTGTGTTTAAGCAATTAAAAAAAAGTGTATTATAGAATTATATAGTCCTCATATAATGTTAAATAATGTTGGAAGTGTGGGGGTCAATTGTTTAAAGTGGAGGAATTATCATGCTACTAAAATACAAAATTCATATCGTCATTTTTTAAAATGTGATAGAGATAGCGAAGATAAAAGTAAAATCAGTATATTCAGGCCCAATAAGAAGAGGGCCAAGAATATATATATTCAGGCCCCGATAGACCCGATATATCGTTGTTCATATGATGAGAAGTATCGTATTAGAATAGTGGAGTGGGAAAATAAGAAGGCGCACATCTGGCATTTTAATATATTGACGTTGGTTAGTTGGATAAATCATTCGAAGAGTTGGATAAATCCGATGACGAATTGTTTATTTAAGAACCGGACGATATTATTTATTGTATCGTCTTTGAAGAAGATAAAAACGAATCGGAAGATAAAGATAAATGTTCGATTGAATCGGATGGAAGAGGGGTATCGCCTGTTAAAATTCACGAATGATATAAATACATTATTTGCGACGATTGAGGATAACAACGAGGATGATAATTATGAGTTTTTGAAAATAAATAGTGATAGTGGGGATTTTTCATTTTATTTGGATGAGTATATTGATATTATGGTAGTTGTAAATAATGAACATAAGATATGTCCATTAAATGCTTTACATTATGCGATTATAAAGGGGAATAAGAACATTGTTCATAATTTGATATATTATGGGAGTAATATAGAAAAAACTTGTGGGGGGAATGGTTTTACTCCACTTCATCTGACGGCTTTGATGAATAATTGGGAGATTGCTTCATTGCTGATTATGTATGGGGCCGATACAACGAAAAAGTGTAATTATGGCGCATTATCTTCGCCATCTACAATCTACGACATATGTAATATTTTGGGCCATCAGAAATATCTTGATAATTTGAATGGTATAATAAAAATATCTGGATAAAATATAAAATGAAACGGGATGAACTAATGGATTTTTTGAATGAGGATGACCAGAAGTCATTAGAAGATTATGAGTATATTACTACACAACAACAATTACATGTGGGGGATTATATAAAATATTTGACGAAGTCAAATTACAGATTTCATAATTGGGGGATATTGATAGCGGTCGATGAATTTCCGGTATTGCGGGTTATGAATAGGGGTATATTTTATAGGATAGATTTCGATAAAATATATTTATTTACGAAGCGGGTTGCGAGAACGAAGCGGGATTTTTATGAGGATTTATTGAAGAAGTTGGACGGAATGAAACAGAATTCATCCTAAAAATAATTTTTTATTTACAAACTAAATAAAAAACTAATATTATTATATAATGATTATTAAGACATATTTGATTAATGACAACGGTGGAATAAAGATAAAGGAGCATGTTGTTCGTAATATTCCGAAGCCTAAAAAAACGCTAACTGAGAAGAAGAATATAAGAATTGCGAAGAAGCTAGAAGAATCCTCGCCTCCTCCCCAGCCCCTCTCTATCCTCCCGCAACCCCCCATCCCATTTAAAACGAAGGTCCCCAAGAATTTAAGTGAGACAGAGTATAATTCGTTGAATAAGCAAAATAAGTCTTTAATTCGCGAGAAGTTTTTCGCACGGATATGTGAAATTGTTGGTATTCTGGATTATAAGAATGTAATTGGAAATATTATTACATTTGACAAGTTGAATGACCCTGCTGTTATAAGGGAGCTTTTTAAAATGCAGTTTGATTTGCGAGTGGTTTTCCCGAGTGATACGCTGACTGCGCTACATTCCGGAGCCGTTAAAAAGCAGACTTTTCCGGGTGTGAATATTGTGCGCCAGATATTCAAGTTTATGGGATATCGATTGAAGCCGGTTAATTATTATGAGGGGTATGTTGGTTCGAAGAAGTTGTTGAGGCGCGAGTATCATGTAATGGCGAAATAGCTCTTTTTACTTTGATTCTTCTTTAACTTCTTTAACTTCTTTAACTTCTTTGACTTTATTTTCTGGTTCGGATTCTTCTTCATTTGCACTATCTCCGGCTTCGAATTCTTCTTCTTTCTCATCTTCTTTTTTTTCAGACCCAGCCCCAGACTCAGCCCCAGACTCAGCCCCAGCCCCAGCCACTTCTCCTTCTTTTGCGACAGATTCTTCTCCTGCTTTTTCCTTTTCCTTTTCCTTTTCTTCACAACATTTTTCCATCGGACATCCAAATTTCCACATTACAAGTCCGAAAGCGGAAATATCTACAACAGCTAACATTATAAGATTCCGGTTAAAATTGGGGACTTCTACTTTCGTGAATTTCACTGCTAAAAACACAAGAGCAAAAATGAGGACTGCGACAATAATCGCCAGTATTTTACGAAACATAATTGACCCGATATTGAAAGAATTGAGACCTTTAAATAATAGATGCGTTATCATTTAAAGTATTGAAATAATAAAAACTTTCATTTTATACTTATTCCTTTTATAATTGAGCGCCGTAAATTGACTTTTTGTTCGGTTTCGCGATTATCAAAAAGGAATGACGTTATTTCTTCGCTTTTTTGCGTATTTTTGAAAAATACGGCTAATTTATCAATGAGGTATTGACGATTAATTGGTTTCTTAACCTCGGATACGACATATTTCAGTTTTCCGGTAGATGTATTACAATCCTCTATATTATTTTTCGACATAAATTCCATAATTGGTTCATTCAACTTTTTCTTTTCTTCGTTCAGTTTTTTCTCGGCTTCTTTGAGTTGTTTTATTTTATCATCGATACTCAGCCATTCATGTACTAATACCTTAAAACCTTCTATATCATCACTCGAAATTTGTTGCTCCATTTTTATAATACTATATTTTATTTTCATAATAAAATCTCACTTCCGATTCTACTCCCAAAATGTCAATTCCCTATATCTATTCTAAATATTTGAACAGATTTCGATGGCCAATTGATTTGTGGCTCGTTTCAACATCGGCAATTTTCTCTTTAATCATTAGCCCGTCATCATCGCTATAATATATATTTCGCACTCCATATAACCGGAGATAATATAAGCAACTCGTACAAGGCTTACTATTAACGAGGCATCCGAATCTATTGACGCGTATAACCACAATTTCTAATTTGCGCCTGAGACATTTGGGAGTCCCTCGGTTATTTTTTTCGATTTGACGTTGGTTCGTGTAAAAGATACGATTGATTCTGCCTACCAATCAAGGTATGTGGGGAATCATTCATATAACCAGAAAGGCTATATTCATTGTTGTTATTGAGGTATTTTCGGAGGACGTGCATCTCGGCGTGATATGACATCGTCTCCTTGTTATGATTACAGGTCCGCGGATGGTTGTATCCACAGGCCACTGGTTTCCCTCCACAAATAAGCATTGCGCTATGCTTACTGGTCATTTGGCATTTATCGGTTTCTTCGATGAGTTGTTGTATAATATTCTCGATTTTCATGATTA